ATTTATTACCTGTGGGTCACGACTATCATCCATTCCGTCATACGATTTAGTTTTTGCAAATTTTATGACTTTTTTATCTGTCTTAGGACCGAAATAGTATCCCTTCATAGTAAAGCTGAGAGTCCATAGTAAACTTCTACGTGATTCGTAATCGCCTTCGTATATATCTTCTGTGCTTATACTATTCAATATAACAGGAATGTCTAGGTATAAGTTTATATCATCAACAAGTCTTACTGTCAAAGTTTGTTCTGGTTTAAAGAATGGGATGATTTGTTCTAAAATCTTCGTACCATCTTCAGCAAACTTAGTCATTATGTTTAGTTGAAATTCTAAGTTGTATGGAGCAGGCGTAAACTGAGTTTTAAATGCATTTGCATCTGCCGCATTGACTGTAGAGTTTTGTACCATATTAGTTAGCTTGCGCTCTGGATCATATGTCATTCCAGTTATCTCAAAACTCATTCTAGGTAATGTCATCGCTGGAGCAGTCAAATTAGGGTCTTGCTCTAGTCTAGATAAGAACTTTTGAATTGGACCATAGTTAACAGGTACTTTAATTGTTTGTACAATAGCATCACTATTGTCTCTACGATATATCACAATGTCATTGAATAGCGTACCAAATACGGCAACATATCTTCGTGTAGTTTCGTTGTAAAATCTATGCCCAAACATTAGTAGTTATCCTCTCCAAATGGATTTGTCTCGGTGAAATCCAAAATGTTATCGGCAACCGTTTCAATCGTTGTGTTATCAGCAAGAGCATCAAACGTTTCGATATCTGCATTAGCTTCTGTGGATGTTAAATCATAAGCATCTAGTAGTGAGTCTATCTCATACCAACCAGTTTGAAATCTTTCACCAGAGTATTCGAATAGTTCACAACGCAAATCGTATGTTTGTAAGTTGCCCATTTGATAGAATATTGCTTCATGCTCTACGTGTTGTATTTGGAATATCTTTTTATTCAATGGGAAATATATTAGATCACCTTCTTGAGGTCTTACGTCTTCTGTATGTAATCCAACTTCTTTATTGAAAGTTCGAATAGCAATAGTGAATGTAATACTATCACGAATTTGTAAACCAAATCTTGATAAGAAGTCACCTTCTCCTTCAAACCCATCTACGTTCTTGATATACATTTCCATTGAATATGCTGAGCTAAAGATTGATAGATCATCTTCGTTTAGAAGTTCGTCTTTTGCGCCAAGTGTTCTACTAATATACCAACAGTCATGACCATATATTCGAGTAGACTCTATAATCAAGTCCTCAACTAGTTCTTGCTCCATTGAGTTAGTAAAGTTATTAAAGTAGAAGTTTGTAGCCACTTTCTTATCCTATCATATCAATCACTGGCAAACTATATGAATTAATCATATCTTCTTCAAGTTTCTCAATCTCAGTTTGAGCGTCTTGAAGAATTTGTGCGCCATTGAACGAAACCCCTCCAGGTAATTGCATACCTTCGAATTTAGTTAAGTTAGAACCCCATTGGTATTTTATCTTTGCGGTTGCATAATTTTGAAGCCATCTATCTTTCCAAACATCTGTATATGTGTTTGGATCTACAACTTGATAGCACTCCGCTACAATATAAGCGCCTTCACTTAGTCTATTCCAATCGGTATCGATATGTAGTTTGTTTACGTGACGATTATATCTAATAGGCTGCGCTCCAGTCAATATCTCTTCCATGAATTGAATGTACTGCATGTTCATATAGTAGTGAGTTAAATCGTAGTTAGCGATTTCATGCATATGATTTAATACAAACTGATATTGTGCGCTAAAAATATTTGATGTAGAGAGTGATGTTGCCGAAAGATTAAAAATATTAATCACACCAATAATACTCTCTGGTACTGTGATATAACCGTTTGCCTTATCATCTGCAGTGATTTGATGCTTTAGGTAAATCTTCTCAGCACCATCAAAGTGATAGTCCCAATAATAAGACAAAGCTTCATCAATACGATCAGATACTTGATCGATATCAACGTTTATTTCTATGACTGGTTTTCCGAGTTTGCGTAAGCAATATTCGCTAAACTCTTTTCTTGTTGTCGGTTGTGCCATTCCACCTACCCTATAAATTTCTTTTCAACATTCATCTTACTATTTATAAGCATTAGAACATCATCAAAGGTGATCCGCTTTTGCTAACTTCTTCAGTTTCTTTTATTAACCCTAAGGATGTACCACTAACACTACTATCTCCCACATACCAGTTACCTGCTACAGGTAGACCATTGAAATTAAATATTTCGTTATTCTTTCCGTCACCGATGTTTATTGCGCTACCAGTTCCATTAGTATGTTTTGCTGTACCATTTCCTTGAATATATAAGTTCTCTGGTGCAAACTCTTCAAATGTAAACTCATCATTAGTAAGAAGTTTTAAATGAGTACCTTCTAAATCTCCTGATAATATTTTTGGTATAGAAGTATTTACAAATAGCATTCTATTATCTGTTGTTGATTTTTGTCTATATCTTGCGTTAGGTCCTAGCTTTACACCTTTCAAATAATAATAATCATTAGTATAGTCATGATACATTGATACGTCTCCTGTATTAACAAGAGAGAAATCAAGTAGCGGCATGGTGTACAAAGGTAGTTCCATAGTGTACGTACCAGCTCCTGCATCAGGCTTAAACACTAAAGTATCTTGTGGTAGAGGATAATTTTCTGTTGCAGCGGTAGCGTTTGAATCATAAGAACTAGTGCTAAATTGGTGTATCAAACCATCTCCCGCAGATAACAAAAACATTTTAGTTCCGCTAGGATTAAATACCATACTACCATGTCCAGACCCACTACCAATAGATGTTATGCTAATACTGTCTATAAATGAAATTGTGGACGATAGATCATAAGCACTAGATAGACTATATTGATTTATTTTAGGACCAGGGCTATCAGTTCTAATAACAAACATTCTAGTACCATCACTATTAAATGCAGCGCCAGATGCAGTCATATTATTACCGATAGTAAAAGCTGAACCCGCAGTACCTGTAGTTACATCATAAGCAGTTGTTAAATCCCACTCTTTAACAGTACCTTGAGCATAAGTAATAAAGAATTTAGTGCCATCAGGTTTCCAAGTAATTTCTCTTGGAGTACCACCTATATAAAGCCTTCTGCCAAAAACAGCCGTGGATACGTCAAATGCCGCTGATAAGTCATATTCTACAACGTCATCTCCTACATGACCTGTTATATACATCTTAGTACCGTCAGTATTGAAAGAAGCACCAAACAATGCAGTCTCTTCACTATACATGGATTTGTACCCAACTTTACTTGCTGTGGTTATGTCGAAAGCTGTGGTTAAGGTATACTCATTAACACTATCTGAAGCTAAACCTGCGACAAACATTTTAGTACCATCTGGACTAAAGTGTAGTTGCCCGCTGTCATTGCTTGTACCTGCCCAGCTAGGCATTGTTGCTCCGTAATCATAAGTGACATTATCTTGAACAGCATTACCAGTATCGTAAGAAGAACCAAGCTTTGCCCAACTCGATGGACTAGCTGCCAAACTAAAAAATGAACTATACCAGTTATCAAAGTAGACAGTTTTTGGAGAATCAGTAATTACGTTAGTATTTCCTCCAATATCACCTAATCGTGTTCCAGTTATTGTTGCTCCAGTTGCTGTAAAGTCTTGAAAATCATGATCTTCAGCGCTTATAGTGACATTGCTTCCAAATGCCATATCCCCCATTATACGCATTCTTCTATTAGCACTCCAACCCTTAAAGGTTACTTGCCCATTATCATTTATTGTCTGAGTGGCGGAAGTCATATATGTTGTTCCACCTTTACCTGTATTACTTGAGCCTGGTAAATCTAGTCTATCAAAAGAATTGGCACCTGTGAAGTATAAACTAAATTGATTTCCATTTTGATTTTCAACAAATGGATAATCGAAGCCTCCCCCATGAAAACTTGAAGACGAATAGCCACCAAATCTAATCTGCGTACCAGTTAGCGTAAGTGTTCCCGTTCCTGTACCAGACACATTCCAATCAATAAAGCATCTAATATAAGAGTTAGTGAAATCAACATCTCTATTAAACTGTCTTTGAACTTGTACACTACTAGAAATGCTATACCCATTGCTATTAAAATCAACATTTCTTAAAATAAAACAGTTGCTACTTTGAAGAGAAGCGTATACAGAACTTTCAAGAGAGTAACTTCCTCCTCCATCAAAACTCATCAAATACATTTGGTCGTTATTAGTCGATATTCTATTTCCGAATCTAGCACTACTAAAGTAATTACTTCCGTTACCATTTTTGTTAAGAGAATTGTCTAAAACATAATCGCCATAGCAATAGGCGTTTCCACTTTGGCTTAGTGTTATATTAGCCGTTCCTTCATTATCTCCATATAGATTAAAGAAATTTGTTGGGTTGTGATTACTATTGCCAAACGTGACACTACCACTACCACTACTACCATCGAAGATGACTTCTGTATCGGTGCCTGGAACTGAAGCGCCAGATGTGCCTCCTGAAGATGTTGACCAGTGTGAAGTATCTCCCCAGTTACCAGCTCCACCTACCCAATATCTAATTGGTGCATCGGATTGAGTCCAACCTGTTGCGCTAGTAATTGTTCCACTACTACCAACAAACATTGGTCCAGCAGGGAATCCGCTGGGTGAAGTAGCGTTTACTGAATTTACTGTTATATTCGGGCCGTTAAAGTATCTATTACCTGTCCATGCAATTGATCCGCCACCATCAATATTACCAGATGTTTCCATATAATCCAAAGTCAAAGTTACGCTAGAGTTAATTGTAAGTACTGAAGTTGTTGAATTAAGTAGTTGATTGACAGTAAGCGAAGTTTGAAATATAAGAGCGCCAGTTCCAGCATCTTTGACTATATTATTTAAGTTCTGCCCCCTTGTTCGTAACTCTATATTGCCAGAACCAGTAGAGGTAAAATGTATAGTAGATGTTTCGGGATATACAATATTGTTATTGTTAGTATCGTTCCAAGGAGCTCCACTAGTACTACTTGTTCCAGTTCCTTCTCCGTCGATATACCAGTTTCCTTCACCCATGTATAACTTACAATCTTTAGTGCCAGGATAAAGCCAATAATATACTCCGCTATTATTTGTGTATATTTTATTGGCATATACGTCATAACCATTTGCGTCAAACGTACCACAAACCATATACATTGAAGCGAAATTTGTGGTACTTGTTCTACTGATATCTATATTACTCGAAAGTGTGACAGATCCAGTGGTCGGAAACTTAGCAATCCTAATTCCTTGAATATTACCACCGTTTGCGTCAATTGTTGTATTCGCACTACCAAAAAAGTTTAAATAATTATTAGTAGAAGATGTTTGCCATACAAAATTACTATTACAAGTAATATCACCATATACGTATGCATTACTACCCCCTCTATCAAAGGTGAAGGCAGATGTTCTGTTAGAAGCGTCTATTGAGCCGAATTGATAATACCCCGGATCAGCATCTAAAGATGCGGGTGAGTTTTCATCTATAATAAGTGTATCTTGAGGTCTAGGGAATAATGCAACGTTTGGTGTGCCTCCTGATGAGGTTGCAAATACGCCACCTACATCTTGAATATCAACACTCGCACCATTGCCTACATAAAAAACCTGATACCCACCTGTGAAAGTGATGTTGCTATTGCCTTCGCCATCTCCCCAACTTGCATCTGACGCATTGTTTGTAAAAGTGATATTAGTAAAAGTTATATTTTTTGCAGTATTAGTTGTAGCATTAATTGTTCTGTTATTAGACCAGTCGTTTGATCTTAACCAACTTCTTTGATAGCCTGCATTTGTAGCGCCGGATTGATACTCGCTTGCGAACTCAGAACATGTGATATTACCGGAAAGGTTTAAATTTAGCAAAGCACTGTTTTGATAACCACCAACTATAAACTTATTACAAGTTATAGCTTGGCTTACGTTTGCTGTGTTATGACCACTATTAGCATCAAACTTAACATTATAAAGTGTTTGATTTGTGCTTAAAGATCCGGCATTAAATATTCTAACAGTACTAGTTCCAGCATTCACAGTGTTTGTAGCTGTAAATCCACCAGACTGTAAATTAAATGTGCTATTACTCATGTTTATAGTGGAACTTAAACTGCCGTTATATCTATATCCAGTATGAGTGTATCCGTTAGTGTTGTATGTTCCAGCAGTGTGATAAAGATTGAGAATACCCCAGTTTGCGGCATCTGTTAGAGAGTAAGTTCCAGTACCTTCTAACCAAACATCACCGCTTGAAAATGGATTAGCGCCGTCGAATTTTAATGTGTGAGTTCCAGTACCTCGAAACTTTTTATATCTACTAAAGTCATAATTAATTGCAGTTCCTGCATTGTTTGTGAAGCTACCATAAAAGTAAAAGTAATAATTGTACCAGTTGGACACATCGGCAATTGATATAGTGCCTGAAGAAGGGTTATCAATAGTGATATCGCCACATGACAAATCAACACCGCCTAGCGAAACGGTATAAGAAGCCCCGCTTGAATTAGAATCAAAGAAAACATTGTCGCTTGACGTTGGGACTGACGCACCACCTCCGCCACCCGAAGAAGATGACCAATTAGTTGTGTTTGTGTTATCCCAAGTACCGCTACCTCCAACCCAATATCTATTAGCCATTAGTATTCCTTAATCTAAGACGATATAATATTTATTATCAATCTCAACTTTATTGTCATGTTCTATTTCGTTAAACTCTTCTAATGTAATCTCAACATGAGCAACGCCATCTATGAATGTAACACCACTCGGGTTTTCAATATCTTGACAGAATGCCTCAAACTTTGCATCTAAGATATCATCCAACTCAGCTTCTGTCATACTTTCATACTCTGCTTTTCTCATAGTATATGCGTCTTGCAGAATCAAACCATCTCTTTCTCGTTTATAATCAATTTGAACATGAGTTCCGTTTGGTAGATATGTGATCTTTTCTTCAAAATCTGTCATTTTATATTCTCCTTAAATTTCAACTGTTGCAGATATCACATCCCATTTACTATCTTGACCATTATAGATTGTACCGACATACATTACTTTACCAGCACTTGTTCCAGATGGTATAGTAGTACCAATTGCTCTAAAGATAGAATTCCAAGTTAATGTTCTAGCAGTACCATCGTCTTTAAATCTATACACTAACTTATGACCATCAGCAGGTGTACCAGAAGGGGCAGCAATAGTAGCATTTGTAGCTAGAGCAGTAACATGATAACTAGTATTAGTAGAAGCAGCAGTAAGCGTAGCACTACTTGTAGTAGTACCAACATCTGGTCCGCCACCACTAGGTGCAGACCAAGTCAATGTTCCAGAACCATCACTTGCTGTTAAAACATCTCCGCTACTTGGTGTTGCTCTAGGCAGCGAATAAAAAATAGTACTACTATTATGATCTGTAATCCTTACTCTAGCATTTGCATGTCTAAGACCTAAATCAATATGAGAAGAACTACCATTACCGTAATTCCAAAAATTAACGGGAGCATCTGTACCGTCTTCGTTTAAGATAAACATTACTTTGTCTTGTCTTTGCAGGATAGCACTATAAGCACTAGAGCTAGAGGTCATTTTAAGACCAGTTTCTGTAGTACCATTTATCCAAAGTCTAACATTACCGTTAGTAGTAGGTCCACCATAAAAATAATAACCCTCATAGCCTGTTTCGTTATTATCAGTGTCAATTTTAAAAAGCATTTGGTCATCAGTAGTAGTTATTTCATTAGTAGAAAAACTAATATCACCTGTGTTTGCGGCCGCATCTGCAAAGCTCAAACCCCCAGAGCCATTAGTGGTAAGTACCTGCCCGTTAGTGCCGTCCGACGTTGGTAGATCATAAGCGCTGCTAATTGTAACTGTGTTTCCATCAACTTCTAAAGGCGTGTAATGGCTTCCGTCATATGTCTGTAATCGAATGTAATCGCCGGCACTATTAGATTTAATACTAAATCCGCCATTGCCTATATATTGAATGTGTCCTTGTATGCCAGTAGATACGGCGTTGAAATTGATAATAGGATTACCTGAGTTACCACTACCGTCTCCCAAATTAATAGCTGGATTTCCAGACGCTGGGCCTGTAGTAATATTATCAACATTTAA